GCACCGTCACCGCCCTGGTTGCGCTGAAATTTAGTTAGATTCCCACTCTCGGCTGCGCCTGCTCCACCGCCTCCGCCCGCTGCGAATGATGAACCACCTGTTGAACCAGCTGCACCATTGTTTCCTTGAACAGGTGATGCTGTTCGAGTTCCAGCCGCTTGGTCACTGTATCCACCGCCGCCGCTAGAACCGCCATTGCCACCTGCTTTATTCTCACCACCACCACCACCACCGCCTGTGGAAGTAACGCTGCTAAATACTGAGTTTGAACCTACGGTTCCTGTTTGATCGGAGCCAACACCACCAGCTCCGCCACCGCCCACCGTGACTGTGTAGTTAGTGGCCAAAGATAAAGCGGTTAGCGTAGCAGTTAAATATCCACCAGCTCCGCCGCCGCCTGAGTTATTGGATGATCCACCGCCACCACCACCAGCGATTACAAGGTATTCAACATCCAAGGCTATTTTTCCGCCATCGTAAATGGCAGCAAGAGTATTTAACATTATGCAATTGCTCCCACGACATACCAAGTATCAGTGGCAACCTTGATGCAAGCTGCTGACTTGTATTGCGCAACCGTTGGTGAGGCAGCAGTTGCCCCTGCACTAAGAACGGTTGTTGTGCCTGGAGTAACCGCACTTATTGTCACTAGACCTACCCCTTTGTTTAGCACGGTGATAACCGTGCCCACGGCAAATGCTACTGATGCGTTAGTTGGAATCTTAAATGCCACCGCAGTAGCTTTATTCATTGAAATGAGGGCCTGGTATTGATCCGCCAAAACTGCGGTGTAGTCAGCAGTCGCATCAGCATTTACCGTGAATGCCGTGAGTCCGTTCATGTTTGTGGCAGTCAAAACCGTGCCAGTAACAAAGGGAAATCCGTTAGCCATTATTGCTCCTTAGTAACTCAGAACGCCTTGGTCAAGTATGCCATAAAGCGTGCTATCTAGAATGAAACCATCGATTATGGGTTCAAGTGTCGTCATGCGAACCCGCCAAGAATTCGGTGTTATATCCATCGATTTACCGAATACTTGTAGAGTCTTGGTCAGGGTTGTAGATCCCGGCTGGTTGGTGGTGATAGTGACTGGGTCAAAATAATCCAAATCTAGAGCTGCGATAATTCCGGCATTGTAGTTGGCCGTGTATAAATCCAGCAGGATTTCGTCACATCTCACGCTTGTCTCAGCTCTTGATGCGACATAAGCCTGAGCGTAGTTAAGGGCTGTGGCGGTATCCTGCATCAGCAAGTTCTGCTGGTTATAGGAATGCAGGAAGTACTTGGCGATGCTGGCCGCATTTGACGCATTCTGAGTAGCCAAACCCGTGGCCGTAATATTGGCCTCGTTATACACCAGGGTGTCATTTGTAACCCAAGTGGCGTTAAAGTAATCGATTGCCGTGCCGTTGTCATTAAAGACTACCGGGGCAGCAGCTACGCTGGAGGCTGTCAGGTTTCTATCCTGGAAGACAAAGGATCCGGCGGCATCCACATAGAAAGCCCCGAATTCGGTTGTCTCGATTGTCTGACACGCAGCAAGAGCTGTTCTAGCTGTGCCCGGATCTGCCTGAACTGTCGTTAGCCCCGGATCTATATCCCGCATGGAATTAGGCCACGAGATGGCATCTAGTAGATTGTTGATCCTTGCCCCAGTGAGTTGACCCGCGCTAGTGCCCGCCACGGTAGAAATCTGGGCGTTCTGAGCCAATCGGAAGGCATCCACTGCGTTAATCGTCGTGTAAACCACATCCCCTATGGCAGACTGCGGGGTGGTGGTTGAATACGAAGTAATGAATCCGCTGAATACTGGGTATGTCACGCCGCTATATGTGGCAGTTATTTGAACCTTCCGCATAGGTGTCAGGAGCTGATAATAAGGCCCTGCACTGTTCATGGGATTGAAATCCCCGTTCTGATCAACAATTCGCAATGAAAGCGTGCCCGTTTGGAACTGGTCTGCCTGGGCATTTCTGCCACGCTTGGTACTAATTGAATCCACCACATTTGAGACATCTACAATCACCGCTGCGGAGTCTGCCAGTATGTTTGTTCCCAGTATGCCTTGATCAAGAATAAGAGCTTGAGCAAAACTAGGCCCAGTGCTGAAATTAATATAAGCATTAATGACTGGTATTGTCATGCGGGCAACGCTCCTGCGTAAGTTGTCAAATAGCCGCGCCGTGCGATTTCATTTAAAGCCGCTTGTACGGCATCCACAATGGTGTTTTCATCAGCTATGGATGGCCCTGTGTTGACCACAACGGAAACGCTCGCTTTTTGATCAGCATTGCGGTCAGGTTGTTGGGCAGGATTGTAATCACGGCCAGGAACAAGGGCAGGAGTGCCATCAGGCATAGCAGGCGGAATATTAGTAGGTGGCACATAATTTCTATCTGGTTGTTGGCTTGGGTTAAATGTCACTCCCGGAACGCGGCTATTGATGTTGTTCAATTGCGTTGCTGCCAAACCTGCTGAATAAGATAGATACGCTAGAGCTGTGGCAGCTTTAACTTCTTGATCTAATTTCTCCGCTTGCGCTTTGACCAAGGCATCATTTGCAGCTTGGGCAGTCTTGCCAGTTTCATCCAGAATGGCTATCTGAGCGCGAATTCGGGCCTTTGTCTCTTCGTCCGTGGCCTGGTTTAGAGCTGCATTTAGGCCAATGCGCTCTAGATCAAACTTTTCCTTTAGCTTGTCTAAAGCAGCCTGATCCTTCTTCATCTGGGCTTCTTCTTTTGTAGCCTTGTTCTTGGCAGAAAGCATGGCCAGTTCATCAGCCTTGGCCTTCTTTAATTTAAGAGCGGCTGCCTTATCGGCCTCAGCCATGTATTTGTTGGCCGCTGCCCCACCAAACTGGCGGCGCGCCAGCATGTCAGATTTAGCATTAGCCGCGTTGAATTCGCGTGTTTGAGTAAATGGGTTTGTGCCCTTTTTGTTATAAATAAAGAATCCAGCAATTGTGGCCAAACGCGATAGTTTCACAATGGCATCACTGATGCCTTGTGCAAAGGCATCGATACCTTTGAGTGCGCCTTCGAATCCGTCTTTACCGCCTAGTTCTGTCATGGCCTGAAGTAAACCTTTGCCAATCGTTTCTTTGGCATTTTCCGCTGCAACCGTCAGTTTGTCTAACTTGCCAGCATAAGAGTCTGCGGCAACCGTTGCCTGGCCAGCCGATACTTTAGCGACCTGCTTTAGGATGTCTTCAAAGGACATCGCTGCCAGTTGAGCCTTGCTTAAACCTAATCCGTATTTGAGCAAGCCACGCGTATTTCCCGCATATGCCTTTGAGAGGTCAGCAGCTACTGAAACAACATCGCCGCCACTTAGCGCACTCAGATCCAGCGAAGTCTTAAGTAAATCCTGCGACTGTCTCCAATCGCCAGTGGTGGTAACTAGCTTCTGAAAAGCCGGGCGAAGTTGATCATCAAGAACTCCGAATTGGCTTTCAAGCGTGCTTATAAAGTCTTTGATTTGTGGGTTGGCGTAACTGAGGCCTAGATTGTCCAGAGACTTGGCCAGAACCTTGGCCGCCTTATCATCAGCTGCAAATGCCTTAACCGAAGCCTTGCCGTATCCCAAGAGTTTTTGTGCCGCAAATACACCCGCAAAGGTCTTGCCTAATTTTTTAACGCTCTTATCAAAGCCGCTTATTTGCTTCTGGCCCTTTTGTAGAGCTTTACCATTCCAGGTTGCAATGGCATTAACTAATAAGTTAGACATTAGGCCCCCAGCGCATATCCTGATTGAGTTCCAGCACCACCGGCGGTGTTGAATGTAGTTGTTGCTTTATCAATCGCCTTAATAACTGCGATGTAGGCTTTGCCTTGATCCTGCTCCCAGGCTTTAAATATCAAACGGCCACGCTGTTTGTCCTTGCCGTATAAAGGCCCCATGGATCCTATAAATATTGCTCCAGCCTGAGGGTTGTTAGATCGGCTGACATCCCGGCCCCCACCCTTAGGGCCCACCCACGGTTGTCCATCAGCTCCAGACTTACGCCCGGCAGTCTCATAGATTGCTCCGGCGGCTGAGTTGTTTGCGACATAGAAGCGGGCAGAAAAGCCAGCTCTATTTACCCGTGACTTGCCCTGGCGATAAACGATGCCTCGCTTAACCTCAGAAGCGTCATAAAGCGGGAACGCACGAACACGCCCGCCGGTATTAAAGACTGGTGCGGCTGTGGGTTTGTTGCCCTTCTCCCAGCCGTATAAGTAGCTTGGATAAGGAATAGGCACATCAGCGCGGGCTTTATCACGAATCGTTATCATGGCCGTTTTGATTTCTTTGTTCATCTCTTTATAGAGAACCCCATCAAACTTACGCATGGCCTTTAGAGTAGGTTCAACGCCGCTTATGTTTACTGGCATTTGCCCTCTCCTTCGCTCGATCATTCAATACTTGAAGCACGGCTTTAAACATTCGTTCGTCTAACTCTAAAACCTCCGTGGGGCTTATCTGTAATTCCACCGCTAGTGAGGCCACTAGGTAGGTGAAACTCCCCCGATCTATTTTTTTACAGGCTCATCATCCAATACTTCCACTGAGATCAGAGTTGTTAAAAACTCTTCGCTAAATGGAGGCAGGACTTCTACACGAGAAAGCGCGTTATGCGCCAGCCAGTAGATGTCACTCTGCTTCTCTTCGTCCCGGAACTGCTTATGAATTCCTTTGCCTGTGTATCTTTCGAACGCATATTCAACCACTGGGGTGATCGGAACGACCACATCCCCAGAGGCCCTGGTGATTTTCAAGCGTGCCATCTTTTGCTCCTTAGAATGCCACTGATGTTGAGACAGTGACTGTTGTGTTTACTGTGAATGAAATGCTTGATGCAGCTTCATCGCCAACCCCGCCTGTGCCCACTGGGGTCAGGTTGTTGACAAAGATTGAGAACTGATAAGTGGGATTAGTCGCGCTCACGGCGGTTCCCTTTACAGTGATCATTGAGACGGCCAATGTTGTGGCAAAGGCTGATTGTAGAGTGGTCATGACTGCTGATGCTGCCCAGTCATTGAAGAAGTCGATCTGTAGCGTTGCGGATTGTAATCCAGCCACGACCTTATGTGCCTGATCACCCATAGTTGTGACTTCCAGCTCATCTACGATTTGCGTTAAAGTAATGCCGCTGACATACGAACTGATGTCAATTGAAGGGACAGTTGGCGCGGCTGCGGTTGCAAGTTTCACGCCAACATTGTTGTTTAAATAGATTGCCATGTGTTATTCCTCGGTTT